GGGTGAGGGATTGAAGCTGGGCGATCATGGGAGTGCCTCAAGGATTTCAGACATCAGCGCCATTGCGGCGTTTGGGACGGGGATGCCGTAAGCGCCGTCTGAAACATCGCTGTAGGGTTCGATGAACTCGGCGCTGGCGACGAGCAGGGCTTCGAGCCGCTTGATGCGGAGGCGCTGCTCGCCGACCTTCTGCGCTGCCATGTCAAGCAGGCTGCGCAACGTAGCAACGCGGTCTTCGGTGAGGTCGTTGGCGTTCACGGGCGATACCCCTCAACATTCAACGCGTGCATCTCACGCGCCAGATCGCGCGCAAGGTCCGTCATCACATCGACAATTGCCGGGTCATACGACCAGATCGCGGAACTTGGGTAGGTGAGGCCGCGCATACGTGCGGCGATCTCGGCAACAGCTTCGGCGCGGGCGTCCCATGTCTTCTGTTGCGGCGTGCGGGTGTCGCGGTAGCGGGCGGATGCCCATTCGGCATTTGTGTCGGCAGAGGTCCAGGCCATGTCGTGCTCCTTTGATGTCCCCAGTGTGCACGCGCTGCATTAAGAAGCAATTACTATCTGTGCGCCGCGTGCAACTTTTCTGCTTGACGCCAATCCGGCAAGTGGTGCACACATCATCCATGACATTTGCACAATGGCTAGAGCAATCCAACATCAGCGACGCGGAAGCGGCCAAACGCTTTGCACGCGATCGGGCGCACATCAGCAAGCTGCGCCGCGGCAAGGCGCGTCCCAGCTATGAGCTGATGCTGCTGATCGCCAAGGTCAGCCAGGGCAAGGTCGGGCTGGAGACGTGGGCGAAATGAGCCTTCGCTTGAAACGCACCGATCAGACCAACCTGCGGGCTGCTGCTCAACTGGCGCAGCAAAACACAACTTGTGAGGGATGCTGCTGGCTTCAGCGCCATCCCCGCCCGCAGTGCAAGGGCGAAGCGTCAGAGCACTTCCGGCGCGTCCGCGATACGCATTACCCGCGCTGCGCTGCTTACGAATTCCGCCGCAAGGGTGATCCGGCGCCTGTCAAAGCCTGAACCTGCCGCTTTGCATCCTCAAAGCCGTAGCCAACAATCACACGCTGGCCGATCGACAGCAGGTATCTATGCCAATCCTTCTGCACCGGCGAGATCGATCCGCCCTTGGTGCGTTTCATCTCGACCCAGACGCCCCAAGCCGGGACAAACAGGTCGGGCACGCCAGGGCTGACGCCTTCCAGCTTCAACCGTGCGCCAACTGTTCGGCTTCGCGCCTCGCCGTTTGGAATGGCGAAGATCCGCACTGGCCGGTAGGTCTGGCGGAACCAGCTTACGAACTCTCGCTGTTCGACGTGTTCGGATCGAGCCTTACCAGGACCGTCTAGTGACGTCGAAGTACTTTCCATTCCGCCGAAAACTGATCTCTTTCGGGCAGGGCCAGGCTTGAAGTTCAGCAATGCCATTGTCGATCCCCGAAATGGTTCCGTTAACCCGTGCAGCAATTGCCGCCAGCCTCTTCATTGCCATGTAGGTGGCGCTTCCGCCATGCCAGACCACGAAATTCTCGCGGATCACGGGCTGGGACAGGGCGCGGGGATAGTAGCGCACGGATAGCATTTTCTTCCCGGCGGCGCTCGTCTCAACCGACCAGCTCCAACTGGTGACGGGTATCGTCTTCTCCGCCGCATCGCTGAGGATCGGGTCATCGTGCAGCTTCAGGCTTGGCGACTTGCGCTCCCAGACGTGGCCGCAGGTCGGGCATTCCATTACTGACAGGTGCACCAGCGTGTCACACTTAGGACAGGTTTTCATTGGCGCATCCCCGGTCTTCTGGCCTGGCTTGCGCACGCACGGATTATCAAACGGCCCATGCGTCGAGACGATCCCGGCGAAATCAAGGACGAGGCAGTCCCTCTTCCCATCAGCCGTGCGCGTCCCGCGGCCCAACATCTGAACGTAAAGACTGGTCGAGAGCGTCGGCCGGCAAGCGGCGATGAGATCGACGTTCGGCGCGTCGAAGCCGGTGGTGAGGACATTCGCGTTGGTGATCGCCTGTATCTCGCCAGCCTTGAACGCCGCTATGATCTCAGCGCGTTCTTTCGACGGCGTCTCGCCGACCACCGTTGCCGCCCTTACGCCATGCGCACAAAGCGCATCCCGCAGGCCATAGGCGTGGGCAACGGAGACAGCGAACACAATCCAGCTTTGCCGATTGCCCGCGTGGCGGATAATCTCTGCCGCAACGTCGTTGTTGGTCTTCAGATCGTTGACGGCGGCGTCAAGATCAGCCTCGACATATTCCCCGCCGCGCCGCCGCACATTGTCGAGATCATAGGTCGTGGCGGTGCGCTTGCAGGTCAGCCTGGCCAAGTGGCCAGACTTAAGCAGCTCCATGTAGGTCACAGGCACGATGAGGGAGCTGAACAAGGCAGGCGGATCCGTGATCATGCCGTGGCCCAGGCGATAGGGTGTCGCCGTCAAGCCGATGACACGCAGGGCGGGGTTTATTCTTGTCAGGTCGTCGATCAATTGCCGGTACTGGCCAGCGGCACCGGCGGGGATCCGGTGCGCCTCGTCCACAATCAGCAGATCGATGTGGCCAATCTCGTTTGCCTTCCCCGCCAGGCTTTGCACGCCACCGAACACGATCGACTGCGAGGCGTCCCGCTGGCGCAGGCCAGCCGAATAGATCCCCAGCGGCGCTGCGGGCCAGTACTCCCGCATCTTCGCCGCATTCTGCTCGATCAGTTCGCGCACATGCGTCAGCATCAGGATGCGCGTTTCGGGCCACTCGCGAAGCGTCTCTTCGCAATAGGCGGCGATGACGTGCGACTTGCCAGACCCGGTTGGCATCTCAAGGCAGGGATGGCCTTCCGGGTGGCGTCGAAACCAATCGTCCAGCATGTCGATCGCGCGGCGTTGATAGTCTCTCAACATCAGAACGGCACCTGCGAATTGATCAGGTCAAAGCTGGTCCGCCCGCCATCTGCCGGGTCGCCATTTCGCTCGACCTTCCCGTCAATCTCCCAGACGCCCATAACGCCGTCCGGGCTTTCGCCCATCTTCCACGGCACAAGGTCAGGGTGCAGGACGTGCGACGTGCAGCCCCTGCGCTGGGCGGGGACGGGGATCACGTCGTCCCATGTCGCGCAATGCCAGTACCCGTCAGGCCGCGCCGTCGCGTGAGCACACGTCCGGCAGTTGACTTCCCGCGTCAGCTTCGTCTGGTGGCAGAAATTATACGCCGGGCAGAACTTGCATTGATACCAGGCGGGAGACGCGCCGGCGACAGGTTCGGGCATCCGGTCGGCTTCGCTGATCCTGCGCCCCCGATCGATCGCGGCCTGCGCTGCGGCCTTGTCATAGTGGATGCGCTCGATGTGCAGGCGATCATCGTTTTTATTGACTGCAACATACAACGCCCGGTCTAACCCCGCGCCATGCATGTAAACCTGCATCTGTATCCAGTGCTCGGGCTTTGATTTCGCAACGCCGTCCTTCTCAAGCGCGGCAAACGACTTGTCGTTGTGCGTCTTGAACTCGGCAACGTGGTGGGTTTTCGGCGCTTCTGGGACGTTAGACACGATCGCGTCCGCCGATCCCGACAGATGCCCGCCGAATTCGAAATGCGCTTGTGTCGTTTCGATCGTGACGCCGGCCAGCTCGAGGTCGGCAAGGATTGTCGCCTCCTCGTTCTGCCCGCGCCGAAAGAGGCGCAGGATGCGTCCCTCGTGCTCCTCGATGACGGCCCATCTAAACGACAGCCACAGCCATCGATCACATGCGTGGCCAAGCTGGCTCGCGCCGAGATGCGGGCGAGGCATACGCCCCGCCGCCTCAGCATGGCGCTTGTCGATAAGTGTTACGAGGCCATTCTCAGGCGGCGGGATGCGCATTAGCCCTTCCTCCACGGCGGTGCTTTGGCCGGTGCAGCAGCAGCGGCCTTAGGCGCGTCAGGTTGCGCCCATTGTGGTTTGGCCGGCGCAGCACCACCCCCATGCTTCCACCCACGCACCTCGTTGCGGGCGGCGTACTCACCCTCGGCGGCCTGGATCTCGAGCTTGATCTCGCAGGTCCCGCCGATCAGCTGGTCCGTGTCCTGTATCTCGGCGAGGCCGATCGCGCGCATCAGCTCGCCCAGTTGCTGGCGGCCGATCTGTTCGGCCTTGGCATTGGGATTGCGGATGTTGAGGTTGCCAAAGATGGCGCGGCCCTGATGGGCGGGGCCGATGATATCATAGCGCACCTTGATATACTGACCGTTGCCAGCCTTGGTGGTTTTGACCTCTGCGGAATGGATCCGCGCATTATACCAGCCAGGCGGCACCGGATCATACGAGCGGTCGCTTTCGGGCAGGCTCTTCAGGTTGATGGTTTCGTCCAGTCTCATGGTTAGTTTCCTTCTTTCGTTATGGAGAATGACGCGCGTCCCGGCGTGATAGTTATCGCCTCAGACAGAACGTCGGTGATGGCTGGCGCTGCTGCTTTCCAGAGCGCCATGTTGACTTCGGGTTTCCAGCGGAACAGCTGACCGAGATGCGCAGTAAGTCCGCGTTCCTCGGCGACTGCCTGCAGGCGATCGCCGTCGATCTTCCAGTTGTCGCGCGTCGTCACGCGGACCTTGTAGCCTTTCCAATCGATGCGATCGGTTGCGAGCATCTCGTCTTCGATCTGCCGGCGACGTTCGGTCCATTCTGTTTCGGCCTGCTTGGCTTCCAGCCATAGTGCTGCGAGATTATCCATCTCACTCTCCTTCGATCTTGGTGATCAATGCGCCGAGGTCAGGCGCTTCCCATGCGTCGAGCCGTCCGCTGCGATCCTTCGCCAGCCAAAGGCCGTCGCCGTCGCACATCAGGCCGCGTTGGGGCACGCCCTCGGCGTCTTTCTCGACCCTCAAAGCTAGGACCTCGTCGAAGAAGTAGGGCAGCTGCTGCCCGCTCTTCTGGCCGGGCATTGATGGCGCGTACATGACGCGACCCATCTCGTCCTGGCTCTTGTCGAGCTTGGCGGACATGTAGACGTGCTTGCCGGGAAGGTCGCGGAAGGTCCTTATGATAGACGCCATTGCTTCCTGCATGGCGCCGTAGGCCTGGCGCGGGTCCTTCGCGATCCGCTTCTCATCGCCCAGCACCACCTCAGCGATCTCGGAGATGCTGTCCAAGGCGACGGATTGATACTCGGCCGCCTCGCCAGACGACGTAAGCCATTCAAGGGCATCAGTCAGGTCGGCGATGTTTCCAATTTCAAGGTAGGGCAGGTCAGCGCCGGCGATTGAGAGCAAACCAGCCTCTGCCGACAACGTGATGGGTTTGGGTAGCGTGCAGATAAGTGATGTCTTGCCTGCACCGGCCTGTCCGTAGACCAGAAGCTTGACGCCATTGGTCGCGAGCGCGCCGGTGCGCTTTAGGGTAATTGCCATCTGTCAGTTCCTGTGACGCCCAGTCGGCTGATCCGGTCGGGCAGGAACTTGATTGCACAGCGTGCACGGATGTGCAACCCTAATTTCAA